CATGAGCGCTGTGGCTACCCCAGCCGCAGGCTCGCTGCTATCCCTGAGCCTGACCCCCGCGTCCGTGGCAACCGTCGTTGCTGCCAAGCAGACGTTCACCGTTCCCGGCCTCAACGTCGGTGATCAGGTGGCGATCCTGTCCAACCCTATTACCAACGCGGTGGCTCTGGTGCAAGCCGAAGTCTCTGCTGCGAATACCCTGCGTTGCATGTTCGTGAACCCAACCGCAGGCCCACTCACACCGACCGCCGGAACCTACACGTTCTTGGTGATCAAGGTTTAACGTGCTTTTGACCGACTCCGAAACACACTTGCTGTTGCAAGTCAGTAAGCAATTCCCAGATTTCGGGAAGCTACTGACAACGCTTCGGCAGAATGAGTTGGAGAGAATGGCCCTAAGCTCCCCAGATACTTTCCCAACGCTTAAAGGTCGCGTTGGGGTGCTTACAGACCTCCTGAAGCATGTTGTGACCTAACCCCTTAGCAAGAAAGGCAAGGATATGACCCTCCCCGCACAAATCCGTGAACAAGTCAAAGCAGCTACCGAGTTGCGCGAACAGGCATACGGCGGTGCTTCTAACGAAGACGCCAACAAACCTGAGTCCGAAACACAAGCGAACGTTGATACCCCGCAACCGGAGGTAGTGGCACCAGCCACCGAGTCCACCGCAGAAGTGCGCACGTTAGAGAAGCCCGCCACCCCGGCGGCTGAAGACGAGAACAGTCAGACGTATGCCCAACGCTGGCGCAGTTTGCAAGGTGTACATAACGCCATGCTTCAGCGCGTTCAGGGACTGGAACAGCTCATCGCTACGATGCAGCAACCGGCACCTCAGCAGCGTCAGGTCGAACAGGCACCATCCAAGCTCATTACGCCGAAAGACGAAGATGAATTTGGAACGGACATGGTTGACTTTGCACGACGAGTGACCCGAGAGGAGATGACACCTGTTATGCAGGCGTTGTCCCAAGTTCAGGCACAACTCGCGCAGTTGGGAAATCTGGCACCAGCCGTGCAACAAGTAGCCAACACGCAGGCAGCCACAGCAGAGGAGAAATTCTTTGCACAACTGGCAACGTCTGTCCCCGATTGGGACCGTGTGAACGACGACCCTCGTTTTCACACGTGGTTGCTGACACCAGACGAGATGACAGGTATCACCCGTCAGACGTATCTTGATGATGCACGTAACAACCTCGATCTTCGCCGCGTCGTGAGTGTATTCAATACGTGGAAACGCGAAACGGGAGTCGCCCCAACAGCCGGTACACCGCAGCAAGCGACCCAACAATCGAACGTAAGCAAGTTGGAAAGACAGATCGCCCCCGGGCGCTCCAATGCCGCAACGTCCACCCCCGTACAAAAAGCGGAAAAGATGTGGACTCCAGCGGACATAGCAAAGTTTTTCGACGACAAGCGAAACGGGAAATACAAGGGTCGTGAAGCCGAGGCCAGTGCCGCCGAACGGGACATTTTCCAAGCGCAGCGTGAAGGGCGAATCCGCCTCGCTGCTTAATTTTCTACTTAGGAGTTTCACACCATGCCATATCCAGCATCAGCCGGTACGCCCCAGTACAGCGGCACATTCATTCCAGAAATCTGGAGTTCCAAACTGGTTGAGAACTTGTACGACGCCACTGTGCTGACTGCAATTTCCAACACCGACTACGAAGGCGAAATCAAGAAGTTCGGTGACGCGGTGAACATTCGCCTCGCCCCGTCTGTGACATTGCGCCCATACACCAAGGGTATGACGTTGACCGTTGAACGCCCAGAGGGGACCAAGATTCAATTGTTGATCGACCAAGGTGAATACTTCAACTGCATCGAAGACGACATCGACAAGATTCAGTCCGACATCGACCTGATGAACGAATGGTCCAAAGACGCGTCTGAGAAGATGAAGATCGCCATCGACAGCAAGGTTCTGCCCGGTATCGTTCCTAGCGTTGACGCCCGTAACCAAGGCACTACCGCTGGTCGTATCAGCCAGAGCATCAACCTTGGTGCCGCTACAACTCCCGTACAGGTCACAAAGACCAACGTGCTGGATTTGATCGTTGACGCTGGTACGGTTTTGGATGAGCAGAACGTCCCCGAGTCCGGTCGCTACATGGTTATCCCCGCTTGGATGGCAGGTATGATCAAGAAGTCTGACCTGAAGGATGCATCGTTGACTGGCGACGGCTCTAGCGTTCTGCGCAACGGCCGCCTCGGAAACATCGATCGTTTCACTCTGTACACAAGCCACAACTTGAACAGCGTGATCGACAGCACCTTCCGCTGCTTTGACGTGCTGGCTGGCCACAAGATGGCTTTGACTTTCGCTACACAGATGACAGAAATGGAATCTATGCGCGCTGAGTCCACCTTCGGAACACTCATCCGTGGTGTGCAGGCTTACGGCTACAAGGTTGTAAAACCCGAAGCCCTCACCCGCCTGTACGTTCGCCAGTAACCTGAATACGCCCGGGTAATTCCGGGCGGCAATCAAACTTTTTAGGAAACATCATGCCAAACTATACCGTTGCTCAGGTTCGTGCTGCTGGCCTTGCCACAGCGCAAAACAGCGCCACTAGCGCCCCGTCCCAGAACGTCGTTCTGGATTTCTTCTTCGATGGCGCCAAGCGCTCCACCGTTGCCACCGACACGCTGGACATCTTTGAGATTCCCCCGTTCGCCATGTTCTTCGCTGACTCTGCGGCAGTGACCGTTATTCAGCCCGGGACTACTGGTGTGACGGTCGGTATCACCATTGGTGCTGCAGGAGCCGCAGGTACTGCTGTTACCGGTCTGACCGCTTGGGCAGGTGACGCCGCCGCTGGTACTCGTTTGATCCGACTGGCAACTGCTGCTCAGAACAACGCGTCGAGCGCTTCAGCCAACTTCGTCAAGGTGCAATTCAGCACTCAAGGCGCTGGTCTCGGCAAGTATCGTATTCGCGTTGTTGGCCGTCTGCTGGAAGCACCTAGTGCGGCCTTGGCAGGTTAAGCAAACGCGCTTAGAATGAGAGGGAGCTTCGGCTCCCTTTCTTTTTGGAGAAACAAATGACCCAACGACTGCTACGCCACAAACCAAGCGGAGTGCTGTACGCGTACCAAGACATCTACGCGATAAACCCTGATTTTGAAAACGTGGAAGACCCCAATGTGATCGATGTTGTGGCCAAAGAGGTCCCAACCCAGAAGCGCATTAAAAAGGCCGCCACACCAGCACCTTCGCTGGAAGACGAACTCGACCAAGTTCTGGACGTGTGACATGACATTTACCGTTGCAGAGGTGATCTCTGATGTGCGCGACATGGTTCAGGACAACACCGCCACGTATCGCTACGACGATGTGGACTTGGTGCGCAAGTTCAACCAAGCTCTGCGCAGAGCTGCCATATTGCGACCAGACCTGTTCACAGAAATTGTGACCATTTCGTGCGTCGCTGGTAGCTTGCAACGGTGTCCGACCGACTCGATTCGCCTCATGGACGTCCTGTCCAATTCAACTGGGGCGTCTGTAAAACAGGTCAATCAGGAGGTCATTGATCTCATGATCCCCGACTGGGAAACACTACCACCCGGCCCGACCACCAACTGGATGCGCTACCCACGCGACCCTAACCGATTCTTTGTCTACCCTCCGGCCACCGACGGGTTGTCGCTGCAAATCATCTACGCGAAGTGTCCATCGCTGCTGACCATTAACAGTGAAGTCCCCATGCAGGATGTCTACATGCCGGTGCTTTTTGACGGCGTGTGCTGGCTCACAGAAGCAATAGACGCAGAGCACGTTGAGTCAGGTCGCGCCAAGATGTTCAAGGACAGCTTCACCGAATCGTTGACTCTCGGGTTGCAAGCTCGCCGCATCACCGACACAGACTCAGCAGCCGGACCAGCCGAGGAGGTTATCTAATGCCAGCCATCACGTACGCCGCCATGGTGCCCGACGTTTCCGCATTTTTGCAAGGGTGCCCGAACCCGGCGATTGAGCGGACTTTGCGTAAGGTGTCGGCCGACCTGTGCCAGCGCGCTAAAGTGTGGCGAGCGGAGTTACCTGTAATCCCACTGGTGGCATCTACAACGGAATACACACCTGAGTCGCCAGTCGCCTACGGTGAGTTTGTCGAGGTTGTTTACGGGTACACCACGATTGCCGGTACGATACGGAATCTGAAAGTGCACAGTTTTGACAAAACAAGGCGTGTGTACCCAGAATGGCCAATGCAGACAAACGGGACACCCGCAGTGATGACAGTTCGAACACCCGGGACAGTCATGCTGGCACCAACACCAGATGCCGTCGGGACACTGAGCATTTTCGGTGTTCTTCGCCCTACGGCAAATGCCGATAGCTGGGACGCTCAGATGTACCGAGAGTTTCACCGTGAGTTGTTCCACGGAGTTATGCACGAACTACTGCTCATGCCGGACAGAAGTTGGTCAGACCCGGCCGCCGCGAAGTACCACGGTTCCCAGTGGACATATCTGCTCAATTTGGCACGTGACCGCGCTGACCGGGGATACAATACCGGAAACCTGAGCGTAGACATGTGCCCCGCAGCATAAGGTGACAGATGCCAAACATCCAATTTACTAATTTCGCACGATCTACGCTTGCCGTAGGTGCTGCCGGCGGAGCCGTCACACTCACATTGGCTGCGGGTACGGGCTCACGCTTCCCGGCGCTGTCTGGAGCCCAGTATTTCTACCTGACTCTTGAGAACGCGTCGCTTGTTCGGGAGATTGTCCGGGTGACGGCCCGCAGTGGGGACACCCTCACAGTTGTCCGTGCTCAAGACAACACTACCGCCCAGACGTGGAACGCAGGGGACGTAGCGTCGCTACGCCTTAACGCGAAGGCTATCGAGGAGGCGGTAACAGGCACGCTGCTTGCAGCGAACAACCTCTCCGATCTGGCCAACGCAGCGACCGCCCGGATCAACCTCGGGCTCGACTCGTACGCAGACCTTGATGTCACGCAGTCGTTCACGCGCGCCCAACGCGGCGCACCAACAGCGCTCACCGATGCCGCCACTGTCGCCGTTGATCTGGCACTGGCCAACAACTTCACCCTCACGCTTGGCGGTAACCGTACACTCGGTGCCCCCACCAACCAAGTGGCAGGGCAGGGTGGTGTCATCGTCATCACACAGGATGCTACGGGCTCCCGTACGCTGGCCTACAACACGGCGTGGAAATTCCCGGGCGGCACCGCCCCGACCCTGACCACCACAGCCAATGCGGTCGACGTGCTCGCCTACCAAGTGGAGAGCGCTACACGTATCACCTGCCGGATGCTGAACGATGTTAAGTAGCCCCATCCTGCTCGGCGCCGCGCCAGCGGGCTACCAGCTACAGCGCAGCTTGCGGTTTCGGGCGAGTGCTTCGGCAAAGCTAACTCGCACCCCGGCGAGTGCTGGAAACCGAAGAACCTTCACTATTTCCATGTGGGTTAAGCGGGGTCAGTTGGGTGCGAGTTTCGCCACCCTGTACGGCGCAGGTGCGAATGCTGACTACTTCTCTTATCAAAGTGACCGGCTGGATGTTATTTTCAATAACGCCACCTACCGTGTCACTGCCAATGCGCTATTCAGAGACGTATCGGCCTTCTACCACGTGGTACTGCGGGTAGACACGACACAGGCAACAGCAGCAGATAGAGTCCGGTTGTATGTGAACGGCGAACAGCTAACAAGCCTGCTGAATACAAACTACCCCATTCAAAATTACGAGTGCGCCGCCTTTAACACAACCACCATGCAAGAGATTGGGTGGGCAAACGGTGGTGGGCATTTCGATGGCTACTTGGCTGACGCCAAAATCATTGTTGGGCAGTCGCTTGCACCCACTGCATTCGCGCAGTTCGACAGCAACGGTATGTGGCAACCCAAGCCCTACACAGGCACCTACGGGGCTAGTGACACCCACTTGGACTTCTCGGACCCCACCAGCACCACAACGCTGATGGCTGACCGTAGCGGCAACGGTAACAACTGGACCGCCAACAACGTCAGCCTGACCGCTGGTGCTACCTACGACTCGATGCTTGATGTGCCGCTGGGAAGCGGTGTCAATGAGCGTGGGAATTACTGCACGTTGAATCCGTTGGTAACAGCCGCTGACAGCACATTGTCAGACGGCAATTTGAGATTCGCATACGGGTCGTCAAACACTATTGGCATTACCTACGCAACCATAGGGATGACGGCTGGGGAATACTGGTGGACTACTCGCATTCTCACCAACAGCAGCGGGAGTACCAGCGCACTGGTTGTCGGTATGAGTCGCTTGCTGGCAGGCTCCGCTAACAACTATCCTGGCTTTAACTCAACGGGTGGTTGGGGGTACTACGGGGATACTGGCGCTATCTACAACAATGGCTCTACCGTAGCCACAGGTGCCACTTTTGATGTCAACGATGTTATCGGCTGTAGGTTTGATGCTACGGCTGGTGTGCTGCGTCTGTATAAGCAAACCGCAGGTTCTGGCTCTTTTGTTCTGCAAGCCACTATCAACTCTATCCCGACAGAAACTTATTTTCCCGCTTGGGGCGATGGAGGTGGGGCTAGAACAGGATCAGCCGCTGTTAACTTTGGACAGCAGCCCCTGAATGAAACAGGCTGGATTGGTCCTGCCAAAGCCCTACACACCGGCAACCTGCCAGCAGCGTCTATCCCAAACCCGAAGCTGCATTTTGATGTGGTGACAAGGCTTGGCACTGGTGCCTCGGCCAACGTCACGGGGGTTGGGTTTCAGCCTGATTTTGTCTGGATTAAGTCTCGTAGCGCGTCGGTAAATCACTCTCTGTTCGACTCGCCTCGCGGGGTGCAGAAGTGTCTGCGTTCATCGTCTACCGGCGCAGAGACTACCGAAACGGACGCCTTGAGCGCATTCAACTCTGACGGCTTCTCGCTAGGTGTGAGCGCAGCAGGAGCTGGCGTAAACGTGTCTGGTGAAAACTACGCTAATTGGCTCTGGAAAGCAGGCGGCGCACCAGTCACCAACAACGCGGGGTCTATCTCTGCACAGGTGAGTGCTAATCCTGTTGCTGGGTTCAGCATCGTGACGTACACAGGCACGGGTGCGAATGCCACAGTGGGTCATGGACTAGGTGTTGCTCCTGCAATGATTATTGTGAAGTGCCGAAGCAACGGCACTCCGAACTGGCGTGTATGGCACAAGTCATTGGGCACGACGGACTCTTACCTCGGACTCAATCAGACAGCAGCAGTCGCCACATCCACCACCATCTTTAACAGCCAGTCATCCACGACGTTCGGCGTTGGGTCTGACTCGTCAACGAACGGTGTTCAAAACTACGTCGCCTACTGCTTCTCCGAAATCCCCGGCTATTCCAAGATCGGCAGCTACACAGGCAACGGCTCGACGGAAGGCCCAAATGTGATCTGTGGGTTTAGGCCCCGGTGGATCATGATTAAGCGCACGGACTCACCTCAACCGTGGATGATCATAGATACCGCCAGAAACACATTCAACGTGGCTGGTGATTACCTTTCAAGCGACTCGTCAGGGGTAGAGAACTACGGGTCGGCCCGAGCAACATCGGCAGACCTAGACATCCTTTCCAATGGATTCAAGCCGCGAAATAACGCCTCATCGTCCGGCTACACCAACGCCAGCGGAGGCACTTACATCTTCTACGCCGTAGCCGAGGCTCCTTTTACTTCGGCTTTGGCCCGCTGAGAACTGCTATGCCAAGAGGAATATTCCACCAAGATAAATCCGGTTCAAAGATCGGAATGCTTTTGCTGCTTGAGAAGTTAGAGGCAAAAGAACAAAACGGAAGCTACCACTATCGGGTTCGTTGTGATTGCGGTGTAGAAAAAACGGTAGCGTACAGCCGCATGGTCAGTGGCAATTCCAAGTCTTGCGGTTGCTTGCAACACCGCAAAGGCTCTGCTTCTCCTGCATTTAAGCATGGTAGATCGAAAAAGGGTGCTGACGGTTATCTGCAATACGCACGCGAGAAGTACGACCTATCAAAGTACGGACTTACACCAGAGCAAAAAACATCAATGCTTGGGCAGCAGGGCGGGTGCTGCGCGGTATGCGGCTACAAGTTTGGACAAAAGAAGGGTGATATGCACGTTGACCACTGCCACACAACCGGCGCTGTACGAGGGCTACTTTGCAATGAATGCAACACGGGAATAGGTTTGCTCCGCGAGAGTGCAGAAATCATGCAGTCGGCCGTCAAGTATTTAAATCAATCTGCACTAGCGAGGTAAGCCCATGTTCTACCACCAAGCAACCAACACCTATATCCGCGAAGGCGCGGCGTTCACGCTCAATGGTGTCCAGTACCCCAGCAACTGGCTGAACCTATCCACGCCTGATGACAAGGCTGCGCATGGGCTGGTCGAAGTCACCACCGTTGGCACCCGTGAGGACGAGCGTACGCACTTTGTCACCGAGGAACTGGTGGACGGCGAGCTGCGAATCATCAACACCCCCAAGCCCGCAGAGATGCTAGAGGAAGCTGCAAGACAGCA